TGAAGAAACCCACGCCCGCTGTTGCAGATGAGTTTGTGGATGTTGGAGCCGTAGCATTCGTTACCGTCACACCGCCCGCTGTGTAGCCTGTGCCGGAAACCTCGTTTGTAGCCGAATACGCTGTAGTGGAAGCATTGACCGTAGCAGAAGCCAAGTACAACGCCGCTTTCAACGTGTCCGTGGTAGGCGAAGTCAAGCTACCGCGAGAAACGATAGTAGAAGTGCCAAGCTGGTGCTGGGCCAACATCAGTTCACTAAGGAACGAAGTGACCATAGATTGCGTGTTCGCCATAATATTTCCTTAAAAAGATGCTGCTGCACCACCAGCAAAGGTGGGTATTTTCTTCAACGTAACATGCGCCGAGCGGTGAACCAACTCGCCATCCAGCCAGTACTCAACCCATGTTGTCAGTTCGTTTTCATTATCAATTTCCCCGGCGCGGTGCTCCAATAAGGAATCATCCATGTCGCCTTTGGTAGTAGTAACTATCAATTTGAACTCCTGATAAGCGCAGTTGTTGAGGTGTTTGCTGGCATAGTAATTGTAAACGTGGTGGTCGATGTTTTGTCAGAACCAAAGTCCAGAACCGCAATAGACTTGTTACCTTGCGTGACGTTGTAAATCAAAGCACACCGAGCGGTCAAAGCTGCCGTCCAAGACACATTGTTCCAGTTCGCATAGGCTGTATAACCAGACGAGCTAATGGCTACCCCAGTCATAGTTTCCCCTCCCGCTGTGTAACCTGTACCCGAGACTTCATTGGTAGCACTGTAGACCGTAGTGTCCTCATTCAAGTCAGCATTACCCGTGTACAGCGCAATCTTGATCGTGTCTGTAGCCAAGTTGTGGACAGCTGTGTACAACTCCTTCTTGAAGCTGGTGGTTTGGGTTTGGACAATAGACATTAACTGACCTCAACCCTAACTTGACCACTGCGATAAGCGTCTTGACGCTCCATTCCATCACCCAGGCGTTTAGCTAACGCAAGTGCTTGAACGTACTTTTGGTTATACAAAGCCATCATGTCCGCTTCACCCTTCATGTATGTGTACGCTTCTATTAAAGCGCCGTACAGCAATACAGTATCAAAGTTATCACCTAACCAAGTTTGACCACTGGCGATTGTGGTGATTGACTCAGGGTAATAGTAGTAGTGAAGTTCTGCGGAATAGGTAGCATCTGGAGTGGGGCCAAGGATAAAACTCAACTCGTTTGTTGGTAAAGACGGTGGCCCTGCTGTTGTAGTTGGGCCAAACAAAGCATAGTACTTTGGTGTTCCAGTGCTTGTTGGTGTGGGGTATGCCTCACGAATAAAGTTCACATCTTTATTTAAAAGGAATGTGTACGGGCCAGAGCCGGAAAAAACAGCTAACGAATAAGTTGCTAAGAAGTCATCTGGAGCAGACAAATACTTATTGTTAGCGGTAATTGTCCCCGTCACGTTTTTCCGTATTGACGGAAACTGTACTGAGTTGTAGATGCGCTGCTCTGCCTGTGTAATGAACAGGTTTACATCCACCGTTTGAAAGGTGTTCTCCGTGTAATCGGAAATCGCAACTACAAGCGCAGCGTAGTTCATGCCATCGGACCTCTTGCCATCACGCCTTTAGTAGCGGCACCAGTTCCACGGATTTTGATACCGTCAGTCTTTACCGGAGAATGGCGTTTATTGTTAAAACCATTTACCGACATATCCATGTTTGCAGGATCACTCATGTTAGGAGGTGTGACACTGGTAAAAGCAACAGGACCGCCAGACATAGTATGGGGCTTTGCGTAAACACTAGCTGGGCCAACTTCTTTGCCGCCCTTTTTCATTGTGTATGCCATAAATTACCCCTTTTGATTCATAGCGCGGGACATGTTTTTGCCGTACATTTTACGGTCCAGGCTAGTAGGTCCACCCTTTTTTAGCTTAAGAGTAGTGCCTTTACCACCTTTGTGTTCTTGAGCATCATGCTGCTTGAACGCCTTTTTAATCATGGCCTTGTCTTGCGCCGTGTCCATTTTTCCTTTAGCCATCATAAACTCCTATGAAATCGTTACCGTGCCAACACTTGTAGTTCCAACCAAGTAATTAGGCGTTAAAACTGCATCAAACCCACTTGCTCCACCTACCGGGAACCAACCCCACTGGATATCCCTAGATCCTCCAGTTGGTGTTCCTTGAGCCCCAATTGTTAGCTGCAATCCATTCAATCCAGCCGCAACATAAGTTGTATCTGGACGAGGTTGGTATACAGCCTGGGGATCATTAACAGGATACATCCCAAGCTGTAACTGCGGCTGATCAGGATCCCAACATTCTTGACAAACTTTCAATTGGTATAGTTTAGTCTTAATGACTTCAACTTTCAATTGTTTTAATTTATAACGCTGGCCGCACCTATCACATTGGGCAATTGAATATTTGCCAGATGCGTATGGTGAAGTCATTACATGCCACCTCCAATATATGACATACGAGGCACTAAGCGTAGAGTGGCTTTTTCACGGTCTTCACCGGCAGCAAGCTTAAATTGCTCTTCGTAAACTGCCTTTAGCATGTCAAGCCGACCCATAAGTTCAGGAACTTTCATGGCTATGTAGTACGCCAAGCCCGCTACTACGCAAGGCAAAAATCTAAAATTCATGTCGGCTGTTTCAACGCCCTTGCCGGCATCTTGAACACGGCGTAGTCGGTAGTAAACAAACTGATAAGTCTGTGAACCATCAGGAGTAGGCCATACTGTAACAGCCGGCAACTGAGGAACATTAACAGCAGTTAATGTTGTATGAGAAGCTGCAGTTGTGTAATTCTGTCCACGGAAAACACCACCTAGGGTATTCCCTGATATGTAGGTGTAGTAGATGTCTTCATTGTCCAGGCGAATATAGCCAGATCCAGCTAAACCAACAACAGTACTTAAAACAATTGATGTTGTTGTAGCTGTAATAGCACCACTTAAAGTTGCAGAAGTGGGGCCAACCTCCCCTGACAAGCGCTGAATCCATACTTGAATTGGGCGTCCTTGAGTCAGTTTATTAGGGATAGTTGCATACGTTGATACACTAATTCTGGTAATGCTCAAATCCGATTGAGTGGATGCAACATTAGGCTGGGTGCGGATGACATGGTCAAGAAGGTCAATCGTGTCAGTTGGAAGAGCATATGTGTTCAGACCCTGAGTCAACGTAATCGTGCCTGTCTCAATGGTCCACATGTTGATACCACGGTTTTGCCACTCAATGGTCATCAGGTTCAATGACCTACGAGCCGTGCGTAAATCGTAACCAGAACGCATCTCGCGGCCAGCCCGCTCCCAAGCCTCTTCAGCAAGTTCTGTAAACTCTAAGTTAAAGGCTGTGGTTCCGGTGGTGGACATTACGAAGCCTTCATATTATCAATAAGGTTTGGATAAGGTCTGCCGGCTTTTTTTGCAGAGGCTTTAGCGGCAGCTTTTTTTGCGGGGCTTAGCTTTTTGGAAGCACCTAAATTTTTAGGCCTAGGTTTATCCCATACTTCTCCACCTTTAGCGTATTCGGTAAAGTCAGTGTTATCCCGGCGGGCCTTACGCGCACCTTTAGGCATTTTGGATTGAGAAATAGCTCCCATCCCTCGACTTGCCATCATGCTAATCTCCTAGCAAATTTTGCCACGGGTCTTGCCTTTAGTAGCAATACCATCGGCACGACTAGATGCAGAACCACCTTTAGCCATCTTCTTTACCGGCTCATCTACAGGGGTTGAGTCCGGGTAGATTGGTGGCTTAGGTTTAGGCTTAGGTGCCGGCTTAGGCTTTTTAGCTACCGGCTCATCTACCGGAGTAGAGTCTGGGTATTCGTAATCTTTAGCCATGATTTAACACATTCTGCCTTTGGTCTTACCGCGTTGGGCAATACCATCACCACGTTTAGATGCTGAATTTACTGCTCCGCCTTTTTTCATACCCAAAGCTTCTTTAATGCGTTGATTTGCCGAACGAGAGTCAGTAGGTCCAGATCCTTCTCGTGCGCTTGCCAGTGATTTCTTGATGCGCTCATTTACAGGCATGTTTAAATCATTAGATGGAATAGGTTTGTTTTTACCTTCATTTCTATATTCTGAAGACTCTTTTTTAGAACTTTTAGTAGAAGTACCAGAATCACCGCTACGGGTTAAGCCTCGTTGCTTGTTTAAGTAGTCGCGTAATTCCATGCCGCCAAGTTGCTCCAAGGTAACAATGGGAGTTTTTCTACTAGAAGATGCTTGTCCGGGACGCGTAGGCATTTTGACAGCAGTAGCAGGTGCTTCTTCATCCATGGCGGGTGCAGCTTTACTTGCCAGCTTTGCAACAGCGTCAGCACGGATTTGATTTTCAGCATCAGAAACATTTCGGCGTGCGCGTGCTGCCGGGGAGTTCAACTCCATTTCATTTGCTG